ACAGAGAATTGGCGCCAGTTCCTGGCAGAAGAACAACCCGAGGCTCACAAGGCGCTAGCGAAACTCCAAGAGAAACTCCCCGCCTTGGTCGTAACGACGGATCCTGACGGAAATCAGGTCATAAGCCCAACCCCAGACCAGTCTTCGGATGTGCTGAAGGCAATCTACAATCTAGGAGGGGACGACAGCGGACTAAGCGTTCAAAAAAACGCAGATGGCACTATCACGGTCTTCCCGGCGGCATCGGCAGAGGTTGACGAAGAATAAAACAAACCCCTTGACCTAGCCAAACATCAGTGTTATACTGACACTATGACTTCACTCCCCCCCGTCGTGCTTCACTATGAGACGGTCGTGGTGGGGCACTCTTTGGCGGCGCTGGAATATGCTCGCGGCAACACCGCGATTCTCATTGTTAATGACTCCGCGCGCCCATTCTCTGAACTCTATGATCCGAGCGGCCAGCGGCTACGTCAAAAGTGGTTGGATTTGGTTTTTGAGTTGGGGCTGCGAGCGCAGCTTCCCATTCCGTTTGATATTCAGACGATCCGGGTAGAAGATGATTGTCTTATTGTGGTGACGGAGGCCAACACCAAAGTTCAGCTTGGGTTTACCAAGTTGGTGGTCTTCGATTTTGAGAAGGTTGTAGGTGCAAATATTCAAGAGAATATTCTCGACTACAAAGTGTATGATTTATTTGATATTAGTCGAGGATCGTTGATTAAAGAGTCCCAAGAGATTGAACGCGAAGGAAACTTTGTATCGAGGGCTATTTTTTATCCGTCGAAAAGAGTTCTTCATAACAGCAAAGGACACTATAAAGATATTTGGGTGGAGTCTACCGTTGCCGCAGAGGATCTTGAGGCCTTTGATTTCTCTTCTACAGTGGTGAAGCTGTTGCTGGAGCGCGAGATCAAGCGACACAAGATCACATCTGACTCTGGGTTATCTCTTAAGATAGAGCACTCCCATCGCTTGGTATACAAGAATAGGGTTGAGTATGACACTATCCATAGCGCGGCCGCCGGAATTAATATCGGGCACCATCTAGTTAATGCCTAAACAACCAATTAATATTGTGGGTATCATTCCTGTTGCCGGTACCCAAGGCGAGTTTGGATTTGAATGGCCCGACTGTCTCACTCCGATTGCCCCTAACTATACGGCCGTCGAAAGTTCTGTATACGAATGCGCCCACGCAGGCTGTACATCGATATGGATTGTGTGTAATGATGATGTTGCGCCACTAATTAAACATAGGGTAGGCGAGTTCTGCGTGGACCAAGCCAGCGCCCAGCGAGGATATTTTACTAAACATGGAAACAATTATTACCAGGACATTCCCATCTATTATGTTCCTATTCACCCCAAGCATCGAGACAAAGTTGATTGTTATGGTTGGTCTATTATCTATGGTGCGAATGTAGCCTACTGGATTACGAAAAAGTTTTCCCGGTGGACTACACCCGACACCTATTATATTTCATTTCCTTTTGGCGTTTCGGACCCGAGGGAAATAATTAGATGTCGTAAATTTATAAGAACTAAGGAGCCTTTTTACTTTTCTTACAAAGGGCTTACGGTAAAAGATAACATACCATTGAGCTTTACCATGCAGCCTGACGAATGGCGCCGTGCGAAGCATATCATTACTACAAACTCTAAACTGTATGAGGCCCCCCCACCTGGGGAGATGCCCTCAGTTAAGCTCCCCAAAGAGAAACGTTATCAATCTCGGTGGTTTACACTGGCCGATGTTTTTGGTGACGGACCCGAAGGAAAAGAAAGTGAACTGTCCTGGTTTTATGACTTGACAACCTGGGCAGAATATAGTATATTTATAGGATCAGAGCACAGTGAGTTGCTCCGACGACCATCTAACACAGTGATGTATATGAATCACACAGGGGGAATAGTTAGTGACGAATAAAAAGATTCCATTCGTTGGGCTCCACGCCCACTCAGTAGCAGGCTCAATCTTTGATGCTATCGGGTATCCACAAGAACATATGGATTTTGCATATGAAAATGGGTCACCCGCGCTTGCGTTAACCGACCACGGCAATATGAATGGGTTTAGTCACCAGCTACTTCATTGGAAGAAGATGAAGGCCGCGGGCAAAGACTTCAAACCCATCTTTGGGATAGAGGCTTACTTTTTGCCGAGCATCGAGGAGTGGAAAAAAGAGTATGAACGCATCAAAGAAGATGCAAAGCTTGCAAAGAAGCTCGCCAAGGAACAAGCTTCGGGCACAAGCGTAGAGGATGAAGGCGAAAGTAAGAAGGCAACAAAGAGTGTGCTAAACCGTCGTCGCCATTTGATCCTTCTGGCTCAAAACCAAACGGGCCTTAACAATATTTTCAAGCTGGTTTCTCAAAGTTACAAGGAAGAAAACTTTTATCGTTATCCTCGCGTGGATTATAAACTCTTATCCCAGCATTCGGAGGGTGTCATTGCCGCCAGTGCATGCTTGGGTGGTCCGTACGCGGGTAACTTCTGGGAGAACAGTGAGTATGATGAAGATGGCAAATGGATCCGCAGCAAGTCCGACGAGGTTCGAGACGCTATGCGAGAGACCACCGAGCGGTTCCTAGAGATCTTTGGAGATCGCTGGTACGGAGAATTGCAGTGGAACAATATTCCACAGCAACATGAACTAAACCAATACATTATTGAGATGCATAAAGAATTTGATATTCCTTTAATCTCGACAGCCGACTCTCATTATCCTAACCCCGATGCTTGGAAGGACCGGGAGCTTTACAAGCGACTCGGCTGGCTGGGAAGGGGGCTTCCAGACTGGGCTGAAGGCGGCGCTGAACTGCCCGCTGGTGTGGAAGAGATTGGTTATGAACTTTACCCCAAGAATGGTGAGCAGATGTGGGAGAGTTACCAGAGGTATTCTTCCGCGGCCGGTATAGACTACGACGATGACTTGGTGATGCGGTCTATTGTGGAGACACATAGGATTGCGTTTGAGCGCATCGAGAATTTTGAGCCCGACATCTCTGTAAAGCTACCAGATTTTGTTGTGCCCGCGGGCACTACAGCCACTCAAGCGCTGGTGAACTACGCCATCGAAGGACTACGGGCGAAGGAGCTAGACAAGAACAAAGAATATATGGATCGGTTGAAGACTGAGCTTCACGTTATTGATGATCGAGGCTTTAGCAAATACTTTCTCACGATGAAAGCCATTGTGGACAAGGCCAACCGAGTCCAGCTCACGGGCCCCGGCCGAGGATCTGCTGCTGGTTCGTTGGTCGCCTACGCTCTGAATATTACACAGATTGATCCGATCAAGTACGGGCTCTTGTTTGAGAGATTCCTCCGTGCCGATGCGACGGACTACCCCGACATTGATTATGATGTTGCGGAGCCAATGGAGCTTAAAGAAATGTTAGCTCAAGATTGGGGTGAGAACAGTGTAGTACCAATTTCCAATTGGAATACATTACAACTACGTTCGTTGATCAAAGATATTTCAAAACTTTATGGATTGCCGTTCACTGAAGTAAACAAAGTAACAAGCACAATGATTCAGGAAGCAACCCCGGAAGCCAAGAAGCGTCATGGAATTAAGGCAGGCGTCTACGCCCCCACGTGGCAGGAGGTGATGGAACTCAGTCCCTCTCTCCGAGGCTTCCTGGTGAAGCACCCGGACGTTAAGATTCACGTTGAAGCGCTCGTAGGACAGGTGCGCTCCTGCTCACGCCACGCCGGCGGCGTTCTTATTGCCGACAATCTGGACGAGCATATGCCCCTGATCAACTCAGGAGGGGTGCGACAAGCACCGTGGGCAGAGGGGCAGAACGTCCGCCACCTTGAACCACTCGGCTTCATTAAGTTTGATCTGCTGGGTCTGGCAACGTTGCGTACTATTGACGGCGCTATCCGCCACATCCTCCGCAGGCATAAAGGCGTCGAGAACCCAAGATTCAAAGATGTCAAGAAGTTTTATGACGAGACACTCCATCCTGATGTTATTGATATGGATGATCAGAATGTTTATAAGAGTGTTTTCCATAAAGGGAATTTTGTTGGAGTCTTCCAGTTCACTGAGGAGCCCGCGCAGAACTTCTGCCGCCGAGCCACACCCAAGAGCTTAATTGACATCTCGGCTATTACTTCTATCTATCGACCGGGCCCCTTGTCGGCCAACGTCCACGAGCAATATATTTATGCAAAAGAGAACCAAGATGAAATTGATTATCTTAACGAAGATGTTAGAGAAGCTACACAAGAAACATATGGTTTCCTCATTTTCCAAGAACAGATCGCGCTGCTCGCGCACAAGCTCGGCAAAGATCTATCTCTTGACGAGGGGAATCTTTTGCGTAAGGTCCTTACTAAAAAAGGAACTGGAAAAGGCGCTCAGGTAAAAAATCAGATCCACGACAAGTTTATTGCAGGCTGCGTGGAGAAGGGGATCCGCCAGCGCGAAGCCGAGGATCTCTGGGATAAGTTTGAATACTTCTCAGGTTATGGCTTTAATAAGTCGCACGCGGTATCCTACTCGTGTCTTTCTTACCAGTGCGCGTGGCTGCTCACCTACTACCCGACCGAATGGATGGCAGCGTTCCTTGACAAGGAGCCCCAGCGGCGCAAGGAGAGAGCGATCAACATTGCGATGGCCTACGGATTTAATATTAAGGAAGCCGACGTTAACGACTCCTCCTTTGTGTGGGAAATTGATCCCGACGACGAGCACACTTTGATTCAGCCACTAAGCTCAATCAAGGGCCTAGGAGACGCAGCCATCCAGCAGATTGTGGATAACCGCCCCTTCCTCGACATTGAAGATTTACTCTTTCATGACGACATAGTTTATTCTAAGTTAAATAAAAGGGCGCTTGATGTGCTGGTTAGGTCTGGTGCGATGAACAGCCTGATGGACGAACGGTTTACTGGACGCAAACATTTTTGGTCTGCAGTAGCAGTGGATCGACCCAAGAGTAAGAAGAAGCTTACTGAAGGGATCGAGCTGTATAAGGATGAGCGCTCGTTCACCAACCAGGAAGAAATTGAGAACACAGTCTCATTGACTGGTATCTTTCCAATGCATCTGGTGATGTCCGATGCCATTAAAGAGAAGCTCGACGAGTATTTTGTTCCGCCAATCTCCAGCTACGACCCTGAGTTGGGGATGGTGTGGTTCATTCCACGGGAGATCATCCGAAAGCAAACGAAGCACGGAAAGCCCTACTGGATTGTTTCTGTAATTGATTCAAATTCAGTGTTGACAAAGATCAAGTGTTGGGGTATAATAGAGGGTAAAGATAGGTTACACATTAACCGACCTTACATGGGTCGCTTGGATTATGATTCCATCTGGGGATTTTCCACGAGATCTATTAGAAGAAATTTGAGATTGCTGGGTTGACATCCACCACAGAAAGTGATATTATAAGGATATGAATACAACACAAATGACACCCGAACAAGAATACACGTACCTTTATGAAAGGATGGCGCAACTCTGTGAAGAGCGAAGCTGGGGCGACCCTTTTAGTTACGCGCGCAGCAAGGAGATCTATGCAACAATTGTTCTGGGGCACCAAATTGCTTCGGACTATTCAGGCGCCGATGCTATCAATCAAAAGGGGGAGGAAGTAGAATACAAATCTACTATCCAGAAGACTTGCCGCGGCGCATATACCGGGATTATGAAGCAGTCATCGTGGCTAGAGCAGGATAACTATCTCATTGAACAGAAGATTATGAAGTACTCCGAGCATTATTTCAACCGCTTTGAAGCGGGTACAATGGCCGAGTCTTGGATGTTGACAGGCCAGCAGGTATATGATATCTTACTGCCCAAGCTTTATAGAAGCTTTAACACGACACTAGGCAAGAAGGACCCGCGCCTTAGCGCCAATGTTTCGTGGCCTGAGATTAAAAACAATGGGGTACAAGTTGTTAAGAACGGAAAGAGAATTAAGTAATGGCAGCAAAAGCAAAAAAGAAGACCCTACAGCTCGTAGGAAAGAAGAAGTGTAACCTCAAAAAGTACAAGAGAAGGTCAATGTACTGCCCCGTCGAGGGTAAGATGGTTGAAGCTTTGGGGATCCCTTTAAGTGAAATCCATCGCTCCGACCTCAATCCCGGGCGCCCTGAAGGTACTGATCAGGCGAATGTAAATTCTATTTTTCACAAGCTTATCACTGATCCGGAAGGGCAAAGAGAGCCTTGTAGCGCTCAATGGGACACCTCCTTGGGGATGTGGGATATGGTGTTCGGCTGGAATCGTTACGATGGGTTTGAGATGGCACAAGAGGCGGGCATGGATATCGCCTCCTCGCCCGACTATGAGTTGTGGGTTTTACCCTTCTCGGGCACAGCCGGCGCCCGCGGCAGGAAGCAGCTGAGAGAAAATGCCAATAAGGACGGAGGAAAGGAATCCACCGCCCCCGAAGTTGCGACAATGCTCGCCGGGCTCGCTAGGGTGGGAGAAATGGATAAGCCTGGTTCGCCCTTTGCTGGTTGCTCGGATAAGGACAAGAGAGCCCGGTGCCTTGAAGTTGTGAAGACCGAGTGTCCTCAATGGGGGGGCCATAAATTCAAGACAGTCTGGAAATTTCTCGGTAACAAAAACGGAGCGACTAATACCTTGGGGCTCAACTACAAGCAGTGGCCCAAGAAGTATGAATTATCACAATATTTTATCGCCCACAATCCGTGGGGCATTACAGATCAAGATGTAATAAAATCCGTAGATAAAGACAAGTCACATAGCGGTATCGATGCAAATGGGGATGCCTATTTCAAGTCAGGATTTTACCTCGATAAGAACGGCACGCGCTTCTTGTTTTATATTGCCCTGAATAAGAGTGAAATGGCTGGCGGCTTGCCGACGAATGCTACCAAGGCTCGAATCAAAACCAAAGCTGACCACGTAATTGTGCTCGTAGCGTCCAACAAGGCGGGATCAACTGGTGTCGTATCAGCCCGAAACGGCTTTGCTGCAGAGGGTACTTGGTGGAACACCAATGTTATGCGTACTTTTGATGAACTATATTTCATCCCTGCCACAGCCGCCGAGGTATCTAACGATATGGTGAAGGGAAAGTGGTCTCGTCATGACAAGTTGTAGTATTCAGCTAGAAAATATGGAGGGGCTACAATACCTTAAACAAATAGAGAGCAACTCTGTTGATTTAATACTAACCGACCCTCCATACATTACGTCCCGAGACAGCGGTATGGACAAGTGGGTGGACCACGTAGCCCAGCATAAAAATAGTACCGGCGACCTTAAGACTGAAGAAGAGTGGCGCCTCCTCAAGAGCGCTAGCGAGTGGAAAGAGTGGACCCGAAAAGGGGGATACTCCCCGGGAAAGCAACGCCTTACAGCGCTCCGCAACGCTAAAAAGAATTACCTTAAGTACGGTTCGATCTACGGCGAGAAGTATGCAGTTCGCACTGACTACGGAAAGTGGGATTCTGAATTCACTATGGAACAGATGGAAGAATTCACTAAGGAATTCTACAGAGTCTTGCGACCCGGCGGCACGTGTATTATCTTCTTTGATATTTGGAAGATTACTCCCCTTAAGACTATGCTCCAGGCCTCGGGTCCTCTCGTTACTCGATGCTACCCACGCCAGGGGAAAGAAGAATCCGAAGAGGATTTTGCTGTGAGGCGACACAAGATACTCGATGAGTTCGAGCCGTATCACAGAGGCTTTGAGGGAATCCGGTTCATTGAGTGGATTAAGACAAACCCTCAACCGCTTAACAGTAGTCGTAACTATCTGACAAACTGTCGAGAGATTGCGTTGCTGGGCGTTAAGGGTGGGTCCCCCACCTTCAACAGCAAATATGATAATGCACTTTACCACTTCCCCATTCAAGGAGGCAAGTGGAGAATGATGCCCACACAGAAGAGCTTGGCCCTATGTGAAGCTTTGATCGCGAAGCATTCCAACGAAGGAGATTTGATTTTAGATCCCTTCCTAGGGGCTGGGACCACAGCGGTGGCTGCAGCCAATACTGATCGAAAGTTCACAGGGTGTGAGTTGAGGAAAGATATGTTTAACCAAATGATGGAAAGGATCGAGGGTGAAGTAAATGGCGAAGAAACGTAAGGAAAGACAGACAGAAACTCGAAAGAAAAAGACGCGGATTGGCAGCGGCAAGTACACTAAGACGCGACAGCCCGGTCCTCACGGGGGCAATAAGGGCTACAAGAAAGCATACCGAGGACAAGGAAAATGATTTTACAATATTATATAATGCGCGAGGGGGTCTTCCCTCCGATGCGGGCCAACCCTAGCGATGCGGGCCTCGACTTAGTTTACAACCCAGAAGATTCAGTAGACGATGTTTTAAAGATTCCCCCCGGGGCTTCCGTCTTGCTCCAGACCGGGTGTCGCTTTGCCATCCCTCATGGGTATATGATGGAAGTTAAGAACCGCTCTAGCTGGGCTGCTAAGCGGCAGCTGCTGGTGGGTGCGTGTGTCGTAGATTCAGGTTACGACGGAGAAGTGTTTGTGAATCTTCACAACATTGGGAGCGAACCTCGAATGGTCATGAAGGGCGACCGCATCGCACAAGGTGTCGTGGTACCCGTGGTTCCTGTCCGCTGGGTTGCCTCCGCCGAAGAAGATATTTATGGGTGGTCACCGATTACTATTTCTAATCGAGGCGCCGGAGCCCTAGGCAGCACCGGAAAATAGAATGGCCACAGCATTACCCAAACCGAAGGTAAGAAATTTATATCTTCCTGAGCAAGTCACGCAAGAGTCAATGAATAAGCTCACTAAAAGTATCATCGAGATTAACGAAGATGATGCTTACCTCGTTAAGCTATACGGAATCAATAACGTGGAGTACGCGCCGCAGCCCATTAAACTTTACATCGACTCCTACGGAGGAGCCGTGTATCAATGCTTTGGGCTGCTGGGGGTGATGGAGAAAAGTGACACCCCCATTCATACGATTGTTACTGGCGCTGCGATGTCATGTGGTTTTATGATTTTAATTTGCGGAGACAAGCGCTTTGGATACCGACACTCCACCCCCCTCTACCACCAAGTTTCATTGGGATTCTATGGGAAGGTGAAGGATATGGAGGAACGTCTAGAAGAAGGCAAGAGACTCCAGAAGAAGATAGAAGAGATTACGCTGGCCCGCACAAGAATTCCTAAGAAAAAATTGAAAAATATTCTTAAAAATAAGATCGACTGGCATATGACGGCCGCCGAGGCCTTAGAGTTGGGCGTGATTGATGGTATCATATGAAAAAGTTAAGAAAGGTTGATACTGCTAAAAGAAAAGCAGAGCGCCAAAGCGCCAAAGCCTTAGAAAAGAAAACCGCCCTTCTGTTATCTCTTCCGGAAGAGTGCTGTGTGTGTCAGCTTAAGTTTGAGCGCACGCGTGAGACTGTGACGACATGGAATGTCACGGTTTATGAAGAAGAGAATAGAATTAGATTGACGTGCCCACAATGTTGGGGTACACTACAAGAAGCAATAAAGGAAATACAAGATGTTTAATAAGAGTTTATCGTACGATGACGTACTACTAGCCCCACAGTTCTCAGATATTGAGAGTCGAGTGGAGATTGATGTGGGGTCCAGTTTAGATGGCACCCTACAATTTGATCTTCCGATTATCTCTAGTCCAATGGATACTGTTACAGAGGTAGCCATGGCCCAGACGATCGAGAAGATGGGCGGCGTAGGAATCATTCATCGTTACACGACCATTGAGGACCAGGCACTGATGGTTCAGACCGTTACCAAGAATGACCAGCGCACCGGCGCGGCAATTGGGGTTACGGGTGATTATTTTGAGAGGGCCCACGCACTAGTTGAGGCTGGAGCTAGCTTCCTGTGTTTGGATGTGGCTCACGGTCACCACATATTGATGCGCACCGCCTTACAGAAACTACGCAATGAGTTTGGAGACAAGCTGCATTTGATGGCCGGCAATGTTGCGACGCTTGAAAGCGTTGCTACCCTTGCAGATTGGGGTGCTAATAGTATACGGGTAGGAATTGGCGGAGGATCTATTTGCTCCACGCGGACCCAGACGGGTCACGGGATGCCCACTTTTAGTTCTCTGATGGGGGCCCGCGGTGCTCAAGAAGGATTGGCGCAGCAAAATAAGCCTCCCATAACTATCGTAGCTGACGGAGGGATTCGCACAAGCGGAGATATTGTTAAGGCCCTGGCCGCGGGTGCCGATTTGGTGATGGTTGGTTCCCTCTTGGCTGGTACGCGCGATGCCCCGGGAGAAATTATTGAAACCACATCGGGTAAGTGTAAGACATACCGAGGGATGGCTAGCAAAGATGCACAAATGGATTGGCGCGGCCGCACCTCCTCGGTTGAGGGAATTACTACCGTCATTCCTTATAAGGGAGACGCGACGCAGGTATTGCGAGAGTTGGAACGAGGGATCCGCAGCGGCTTCTCCTATTCTGGCGCGCGTCATTTAACTGATCTTCGCGAGAAGGCACAATTTATTGTTCAAACTGGCGCAGGGATTCAAGAAAGCTCGACTCATATCTTGAATCGATGAAAGACTATTCGGTATTAAGTTTTTATATTGATCCAAAGATGCACGAGAACTTTAAAGTTCGACTGTATTACGATGGGTTCGCACACCAGAGTGAGTTTTTTAGAGCGTGTGTGGCTTCATATTTAGAGCAAGACGAGAGCTTCGTAGGATTTTTGGAAAAGTACCAAGCGTCTGAGAAGCTCCAGTCGAAAGCAAAGATTGCGAAGTCAAAGAGACTTAGAGCCACAGGGGATAAGCTGATGAAGGAATTGGCTTTGTCAGACGATGAGATTGAAAATATATTTGATATACTAGAAAAGGATTTACCCGAGCTATGAAAGATATAGAAGAAAAGACCCTTCGAGAGTGCGCAAAATTATGCCTCCGCACTAACAGGGCGTGTAGCCAGACTGAGTGTCGGCTTTACTTAGATTACGAAGAAGACAATAACTGCACCCTCATAGCTGTAAATAAACACGGGCCCATGACACTTGAACAAATTGCCAAGCGCCACAGCATAAGCATCGTCCGCGCAAAACAAATACTTGATGAGACCTTGGTTAAATTAAAAAAGAGATTAAAGAGCAGGGAAACTATTTAGAAATAGCGGCACATATTCGCAAGATACGGAGATTATTAAACGATGTCAAACAATAAGAAAACACTTCTTAGTGAATCACAAATCCGCCAATTCATGAAGTTGGCAAAATTAGAACCCCTCACCCCGGGGTTTGTTAACGGGCTTACCGAAGTCGGGGCCCCTCCCCCAGCACCTGGAAAGAAGAACCCTTTCGAGAAGGCTCCAGAAGAAAAGAAGGAGGAGGAACTTGACGAGGGCGAAGAGGAAGAGATCGAAGAGTCCCACGGCCGCGGCCGCGATGAAGGTGCTGCTGGCTATGGTCAGCCCGACCAGAATACCCGTATGACCGAGACGACGTACCGCGACGAGGACGAAGAACTAGAAGTCGAGTTGGGCGCCGAAGACGAGTTGGGCGCCGAAGACGAGTTCGCAGATGAGGAAGGCGAAGAGCTGGATGATCTGGACGCGATGGCCCCGGAAGAGGAAGTTGGCACCGAAGATCAGATGGTCTCCGTGGATGATTTCCTTGATGCTTTGGGCGACGCCCTACGCAGCGCAGTCTCCGAGGTCACCGGCGAGGAAACCGAAGTCGACGTCGTAGATGACGAAGAAGGGGCCCCCGAAGGCGAAGAGCTTGAGGTGGGAGCCGAAGAAGAAGTTGAACCTCCTGGTGGCGACCTAGAAATGGGTGCCGAGGAAGAGGAACTAATGGAAGGACTTCTGGACGCCGCAGGCGTACAATTAGTAGATACCAGCGCGTTGGTTGAAAAGATTACGAAGCGAGTTGCCGCTCGAATTGTAAAAGAGGCTTTAAAAGCAAAAAAGTAGTTTGACATAACACTAAATCTCTGGTAGAATAGGGACTGTAGTGAAAGCTACAGTCCTTTTTCTTTGGGAGATATATGACTGAAACTTATGAGGTAACCCAGGACATCCTATTATTAATAACAGCTCTGGGATTTTTTTGCGGAGTATTCGCCGCAGTGTTTGCCACCAGATTTTTTGAGGTGGTTCACCTTCACCGGATGGTCGACCAGACGGTACACCGACTCCTGTTGATGTGCAGCAAGCTTGATGAAGACATTAATTTTATTTCTGAGCTAAAAGAAACCGAACTCCAAAATCAGAACTTCGACGAAAATTCGCGCCGCAAATTTCGCAAACTTGACGCAGAGATCGTAAAGAAGTGGAAAAACGGTGTAATACTTAATTTGGTAAATTATTCACCAGAAAAGTTCCGTTACATCACTCAGTTCACTAATTGGGACGAAGCGATGCGTTTTCTCAACAAGGCGCATGGTGATAAAAATGGGAGATAAATCAATGAAGGTATCAGCGTGGTCTACCAGAAGGGACGACGAGTCTTATCGCTATCGGTTGCAGTTTGATGATATTGAAGGAAAGCGCATCCGCAATAGAATTCTTAAACAAATGGTCCAATCTCATGATTGTGAACAGTCCGGATCGGGGTACACGAAAAATGGCAATTATATTTTGTTGTTCTCTAAAACTTTTGAGTCTCAACAAGACTGGGTCCAGTGGGCCCGAGGACTAGAGTACCCTCTCATAGAGTATAACTCTAAGTCTAAACCAAAGCCCATTAAATTGGGCACCAACTATGATCCCAAACGGGGAAGAAAGCGTAAGGTGTAAAGTGAGTAGTGAAATAGAATTTGAGTTGGAAGAAGACACTCTTTCAGATGCGGCCCTGGTGGGCCTTGTGGGAGAAGTAGATGAGGAGGCCACTCAAGCTGTATTAAGTAATTTGATTGAGTTATATGGGGGGCGACTCTTTCCCCTCATCTGTCCGGATGACGTTCCCGCTATCGAGTTTATAATTTCTACGTCCGGGGGCGCCGTGCAAGATATGTTTGCCATCTATGACTTGATGCGTCTGATTCGTCCAGCGCGCGAGATTCACACCTACGGTGTAGGGAAGGTTATGTCAGCAGGGGTTCTTTTATTGGCCGCAGGCACCAAAGGCCAACGCCGAATTGGTAAGCATTGTCGGATTATGTTACACCACGTAATGTCGAGTGAAGCAGGCCCTCTCCCCAACCTACAGAGCACTTTTAAAGAGGCACACGTAATGGAGAAAATGATGTTCGAAGCCATCGCAGCAGAAACAAATCTTAGTGTTAAAGAGCTACGCCGCATTTGTGAGAAAAACGTTGATAAGTTTTTTACGGCGGAAGAAGCACTTAAGATGGGCATTGTTGATATAATCGTCTAATTATATAGAGAAACTATCTTTTATGTAAAAGAAAAGGATGATGGAATGCAGATTACCAAACAAAGACTTAAAGAGATCATCAAGGAAGAGCTTTCCACAGTTCGCGAGAGCGACTGGTATGATGACGAAAACGAGACCCGCGCCGACAGGAAGTATGCCGACCGCGACGCCGGATTGGGAGACCTCCAGTCGGACGAAAAGTTCACCGGCGGCTCACCCGAAGAGCAAATGCTTAGGCGTATTAAAGCAAGAGAACTTCTTGCGGCAATGAGTAAGGAAGAATTGAAAGAACTCAGTCTTAGCCTAGACGCCGAGACTGTTGCTGAGCTTCGCCACCTTCTCGCCAATCCGATGTAT